GCATGGGCCACGCGCTCGTTCGAGCGGTCCCCGGTTGCGATTTCCCACGGCTGCTTGTCCCGGCCAGAGGTCGGACGCGACGTGAACGGGGAGGTCGAAGGACCCAGCGGACGGGTCTCGGGATTGCCGTACTGCGAGGCCAGTTCAGCGCGGGCCACGGCAGCACCCTCGTCGCGGAGCTTTTTCTCGTAGGCGGCTTTGTCGGAGGCGTCCCGCGCGGCAATGGCGGCGTCCACTCCGAACTTTTCCTTCCACAGCGCTTCCACGGAAATGCGGCGCCCGATGGCTTCTTGGCGGAGGGCGCGGAAATTGAGGAGCTTGTCCGGGAACAGGCGCTGGTGCTGATAGGCGATATCCTGCGCGGCGGCGATAGCGTCGCCTTCCATATTCACGGCCTGCATGAACTGGTCCTTGTCCACGTATTTCGTGGGGTCGAAGGCGTTCGCATCAGCGGGCTTGGTCACGGTAGGGGTACCCTCGTCGAACTTGCCAGCCAGTTCTAGGAGACCGGCGTCCTGCGCGGACTTCAGGAGCGCGATAGCTTCGGCTTTCTTGGCCTCTGCAGCGATATACTTCTTCTCCATGTCCTTGTAGGTCTTGGTGGTCGTGTCGAACCACTCGTTGGCCTGGTCGCCGTACTCTTTACGTTTACGGTCAGCTTCAGTAGCGAGACGAGAGGCCTCAGTAGCGCGAGCTACCTCTGCTTCCCACGCTTTGCGCGCAACCGGATGATCCAGAACCTTCAGATCCTCGTCCGACGCGCCCTGCGACTTCAGATATTCTGCGTATGTGGCCATGTCCCCTCTCCCTTACCTTCGCACAAATGGTGACGGCGGCGTCCCGGCAGGACGCGCTGGCGCATTCGTGACCGTGCCCGGTACCACCCGCGAGGGATCGTCGCCCACGACGCAGGCCATAGCGCGGTCCACAGCCAATGCAGCCTCGCCCGTATGGCGCGCGGCTTCTGGGTAGCGCTTGGCTATTTCACGCAGCGAACGCTTGGCGGCGGCAAACATCCGCACGATACCCGCGTAGTCCTCATTGACGGAGGCAGCTTGCGCAGCCCGCAGCGACGCCGTGTCGGCGTCCTGCAACGCGAGGTCGGCGCGGCGGCGGAACGCTTCGTTCGCGAGCAACGGTGAAACGTCGCCTGCGTCCTGCGCTCCTACGAGTTCCTGTAATGAACGTGCCATGGTCAGTCTCCTTGTATCATCAGCCGGCCATCGGCGGAGCTGCTGGCTCGCCGGGCGTCTGGTTCTGCATCATTCCTGCCATTACCTTGCGCATAAGATCGTTGATCTGCTGAACTTCGGGGGAGATCTGCGGGTAAGCCTTCGCGAGTGTGCGCAGATTCGAGACGATGCTGATAGCCATTTGCGTCCCTTGCTGCATGCCGGAGGCGGGAGCCGCCGGGGAAGGTGAAGCCGCGCCGGGCGAGGTCGGAGCCGACGGAGTCGTCGAGTCCTGCGAATCCGCGGAGGGCGGGGGAGTGAGGGCTGAGGGTGAGCTGGCCATTGGTCACGGGAGGTCGGGCTAGGCGCGCTTGTGCGCTTGCTTCGAGCCTTTCTTCATGGTCGCGCCCACGAGATTCTCGCTGCGCATGTCGGATTTCAGGGAGAGCTTGCGCTTGCCGCCGCCGATTTTCACCATGTTGCCTGTGAATCCGCCGCGCTTCGATCGGGATTTGCCGTACGCCATCGTGAATCTCCTGTGCTGCGGGTGCCGCGTGTGGGGGCCGGGGGAACGCGAGAACGTCGAGGGACCCGCGTCCCGTCCCTGCTCCGGTATACCCTTACTCGGGGAGCGCTCGCGCCAGGTGTCCGATGCAGAATCCCCTGTCTAAGCACTCTGTCCGGGCTAGGGACGTGTTACTTTTTGCCGTGCTTTTTACCGCGCTTGCGACGGTCGGCTACGAAACGGTCATTCATGGTGCCTCCTGTGTCGGGGTCTGAACGTGGAAAAGCCCGCAACGAATAAAGGGGGGAGGTGGCGCGACTGCTTCCCTCGTTCGTTGCGGGCCATCCGATACGCTAAGAATCGTGCGTCGCTCAGGAACCCGTGCAGGCTGAGTAGAACACGGTAGACGGGAGGGATGTCAAGCTTTATTTCGAATTAGGGGAGATACGGAGCTGTTCGCGCACGCGCACGGTGCCCACGGTACCTTGGGAAACGTCGATGATGATCTGTCCGGTGGCGTGTTCCGCATGCATCAGGTCGATAACCGCGCAGTAGTCGCGGGTAGCGAAAGTGCGCTCGCGCACGACGTGTTGCGATTCGAGGACGGAGGTAAACGTGAGGGTGGCGGTGCTCATTTCGATGTGGCGATAGTCGAGCGCGCGCCGCCGTCCTTCGATTGCAGCGTCGCTGGCGCGGCGTCCGTGGACGGTCGGCCCTCGGGTTGCTTGCCGGGCGCGGCGGCTCCGGGCGGCTGTCCCGGCGCACCGCCTCCGCCTGAATCCGCTCCCAGCGCGGCCTTGATAGCTTCCATGCGCGCCGCGAAAATGAGCATCTCCTCCTGCTGGGCCTTGAAGCGCTCGCGGATCGTCGAGCCAGGGATAGTGCCGAAATTCGGCAGGTTCCACGCGTCCGCGATGGTCTGATCGTCGATCTGCACGCCGGCCTTCTTGAGCTGAATCAGCCCGAGCTTCATGTTCATCTGCTGCATCTCGTGGAGCGAACTGGGAGTGATAAAGAAGCGCAGGTTGTCGGCGAAATTGCGCGCGCGGACGATGGCGTTGGATTCGGACGATTTCTCCGGGTCCTCACCGGGCATGTGCGAGGGGATCAGCTTCGCCGGATCGTAGTCGAACACTTCCGGCGTGATGCCGTCGGGACCGACGATCTGCATGATGCGCGGCGTCGTGTAATATTGCAGTATGAGATACTTTATCATGACGCCAAGGTCGCGCATGGGAGGTTCCATCGAGCGGGACATGTCCTCGATAATCGGCCCGTTGGCTTCCATGATCTTTTCGAGGTCGTCCATCGAGCCGACCGCGCGCATCTGCGCCAGCGCCTTCACGTCGGAGATGGCCTGCTGCGAGTCCATGGTGTTTTCGAAGTAGGTCGTGAGAGCCATGGATTCGCGGGAGATCTTCAGGATTTCCGGGTTGATCGTTTCACGGAATGGATTCCCCTCTACCGCGTTGCCGTCGAAGCCGACGCGCGCGCGGGGCTTCATCGGATCGTAGCGCTTGGCTTCCGCGGAGGCGACCGCGTTCGTGTCGTAGGCCAAGCCGGGGTCCAGCTGCGCGCGGGCCTTGTCCATGTTGCCGCGGGCCAGCTCGTTGATCGAGGCCTGGAGTTCGTAGCCGTCGCGCACGAGCGAGAATCCCAGCGGCTCCCAGGGCCATTCGTCCATCGAGAACGATACGGCTGGGAACTTGCCGTGCCAGTCGAAGGACGGGCCGTCGTAGAGCTTGACCTTGTCGGTGGAGATGATCAGGCGGCGGTAAGGGTAGAGCCGCGCGTCGTTTTCGTTGGCGATACGGTAGAGCTGAGTGCCGGATTTCAGGTCGCGCCCAGCCGGGATATTGGAGCCCAGCGCCGGGACGGTATAGGCCCAGGAGGAGCCTGGTTCGCCCATCGGGATCGCGGATTTGGTCGTGTTGATGGTGAGGTCGATGACGTAGGTATAGCGAATAGGGATCAGGAGTTCGGACATCTGCGCGGAGGAGGATCGCGGGCGCCCGGAGCCGAACATGCGCTGGATGATATTGCCGCCCGACGACACCCGGACTTCGTCGTTCATGTACCAGTAGCGGGATGAGGACGGACGGAGGCGGGACTGGAACGTGGGGAACATGCCATGAGCCATCGCCACGGGCATCTCGTCGAGGATGGTGACCGCGTAGGCCGATTGCCAGTCGCCGGATGCCGGGAGCTGGGTCGGGAGGACGCAGGGCGCGCCGTAGGTAAGGAGGGTGATGTCGCCCCGGCCGGTGCCGTAGAGTTCGCGGCGGTACACCGGACGCAGCCAGCCCCGGCAGGTCGCGGCGGCGTAGGCGAGGGCTTCCTTGACCTTGCGGTCGGCGAAGGATTCCAGGTACCACGCGCGGGTGACCTTGTTCATCAGCTCGGCCTGGTCTTTGTACGCGGCGTTGTCCGAGTGGTAGCCCCAGAACGGACGCAGCTTGGCCATCGCGCCGATGACTTCGCGGGTGTTGCGCTTGAGACGGTTGGTGGAGACCTTGGAGCGGTATTCGAGGGTGCGCTGCGACGATACGTCCATGCCGGAGAGGATATCGAGGGCCCGTTTCATGTCGCCGTAGCCGCGCTGGGAACGCAGCCAGGCTTGGCCTTCGCCGGTGATGTCGTCTACCCAGGATACGATGCGGGACTCGGCGGAGGCGGCGGGGGGAGCCTGCCATTCCTGGTAGGACGCTGGCGTGATTTCGGCGTAATCGGCCATCAGCCGTCCACCGTATGGCGCTCAGCCTTGAATTCTTCCACGTCGGCGCGCCGCGAGCCCAGGTCATGGTGCAGGGCCCAGAGGTAGGAGGTGCGCTGCAGGTAGAGTTCCTCGTATTTGCGGCGTTTACGTTCGTCGCGCAGGTCCATGTACAGGCGTAGGAATTCCTTCTCGTACTCGCCAGTGGCCGACGAGGTCATGCGCGCGTAGAGCTTGTCGCGGATGGCTTCGCGCTTGGGCTGGAAGCTGGCTTCGTCGTGCAGGAGTTCGAGTTCCGTGGCGCGGCGCTCCTGCGCGACGAGCTGGGCCTCCAGCTTGCGCGCTTCGGGGAGGGTCTCAGCGGCCTCACAGCGGTAGCCAGCAGGCGTGGGGAAGTCGGAATACGGGGCCAGCATGATGAATCCGGGCTCGTGCGCGGGGTCGGTCCCGTTGACGAAGTAGATGATCGGTTCGATGCAGCCGGGCTTACGCATTAGCGATAACGGTCCAGTCCAACGTCACTATAAACGAGTTCCTCCAGCGAGGGCAATGCTTTTTCGCTGAGGCGCTCGTACGGAATGGTAAATCCCACGGTCGGGGAGATGTCAATGGGAGGCAGCGCGGTCGGCTCGGACATGCGTTTCTTCGAGCGTTCGGCTAGGACTTCCATGTCGTGGGGGCAGAACGTGGCCATGGCGGCGCCGAAAATGCGGTCGTCGTGAGCATCGTCCTCGTGCTGCATTTTTTCCTTGCCGGTGGCGGTGACGGTGACCTCGAACGTTTTCATTTCCTCGATGAGCCACGGGGAGTTCACATGGATCCAGCCGTTTTGCGCCGCCGAGACAAAGTTACCCGTGAGAATCGGACGCGACCACTGGTAGGTGTACCAGCCGAGTTTCGTGGCTTTCTGCTTGGAGACGCGCTTGCCGTCGTAACGGGTCATGCGATGGAAGTTGGAGTAGCCCATTTTACGCATCTGCAGCTGGGCGGTGTCGCCTACGGACTGGACCTGCTCGATCGATACGTAGGGTTCCTTCCAGCGGGTCTTGCCGAAGTCCATGTAGCGGCCGTAATAGCAGGCAATGGCCATGATGAACGAGAACGCTTCGGTGTGATTCACCCACGCGGAAGCGAATTCGGCTACCTGGATGTCCGGGTCGCCGCGCCGCCCGCAGGCCCATACGGAAATGACCGTGGAGTCGATGCCCCGGCCTTCGGAGGTGTCTACGCCGATGGAATAGGACACGCGCTCGCGCGGCGGGTGGAAGACGATGAGCTTGCCGGTGGGGTCGTCAGGTTTCGCAGGATTGAGCGGGTAACGGGCGGTGGGGTCCCCAGTATAGCCGTCAAAGAGCAGAGGAATGAGTTCCCATCGGTAGGACTCGCCGGACGGGGCGCGGTGCGAGACGGGGATGCGTTCAGCATGATAGTCGATGTCCTCGGGGGCTGGCTCGTGGGCGTCTTCGATG